GAGCGCCCGGATGTTCGCCTCTGCCAGTCCGGTCAGCGTCACCGCCTGGAGTGGCCTGGTGAACCAGTCGACAACGGTGCCCCCAGCGGTGTCGGTCACCTGCCTCGGGGTGGTGAACCCGGCCGCCGTGTTCGTCACGTCGTTGACGACACCGCTGCCCCGACTTGTCCATGCTTCCCGGTCGACCGAGGCGGTCGCGACGGCGGAGGCGGTGTCGGTCAGGTAGAGCCTGGTCGAGACGGGCTGATAGACGATGAACGTCAAGTCCTTAGTGGCGTCCTCAATCCAAAGCAGCGGCCCACTCTGACCAACTGCCGACGATCCGCCCGCGTAGAGGTTGCTAGCACGACCGGCACGGGGGACATTCGCACCATCAAACGCACCCGATCTCGAAAGAACGATCCAGTACAGCGTCGATGGAGTCGTCGCATAGGAAAGAGCGAAACTCCACCATGCTGGTGTGACAGCACTAAGACTCGCTGCTGACATGCTTTGCGAAGCAAGAACGGTGCCTGACGGAACCCCGGAAGCATCCGACTGTAGTTCGACGATGACGTTGTCGGTTGGGGTGCCTCCTTTTGAAAGCCACAGTTCGACCCGACTGATCGGGCCAAGCGCGGTAAAGGACTGCGCTAGATACGCCTGGAAGCTCGCGGTCCCGATATTCGCCTGGCCGTCCGCTGCGCTGCTCTGGGTGATCGAGGCAACCTCGCCGACGCCGCCCCCCGACTCGAACGTGATGTTCTCGGTGAACGTGACGTAGCTGTCGCCCGAAGACCCAATGCTGACCGTATCGAAATAGAAACTGGTCGGCCCAATGGCATTGGCAGCCATTGTTCCTGCATCGTCGATAAAGACCCGGATGCGTAAACGATCGCCACGATTGAGCGTTTGCGCTGTGTAAGCGCCCGAAGTCATACCCGTCGTAAAGTTCTGGACCGTCCCGCCTGCCGTTGTAGCAAGCTCCGTAGTGCGCGTGCTCTTCACGATCTGCACGATCGCGTTATCCGTCGCACGAATGATGTCGATGATCACGTTGATCGCAGCATTGTCGGTCATGCTGTTCTCAAACGCCCAGAGGTTCGCGGTGACCGTGCCGGAAATGGTTACGTCCGCAGCTACAGGCTCGGAAATCCATTCGACTGGAACGGACGCGATTTGCATTTCAAGACCGTTGGTTGGCCCGTTCACAGGATTCACGTCGGCATTGTCGGGAGCGCTAGTCCCAATCGAGGTACTCAGTGCCCTCGGAGTCCAACCTGATGCAGTTCCATCCAACTTCGCAGTATTCGTTCCCCTATGTGTAGAAGGGAGCGTCGAACGAAGATATAGTTGCGTCGCCATCTAGTGCCACGGCCTCCAGGCCCGTCGCTCCGCGTTCAGGTTGCGCTGCCCCGGCCAGCCGTCGACTCGGAACCAGAGCCGCTTCCACAGCGGCGTCTGCAGCGTGTCGAACCGCTGCTCGTGATCGGACACCTTTCGCTCGAGCAGCTCGACCTTCGTGTTCAGCGAGAGCAGCAGTTGCTGGTCGGTCATCGTCCCACCCTCCGCCGGCGGGATGTGTAGAAGCTCTGGCCTTCCGCTACCGCTGAGACAAGAGCCTCAAGGATTGCGCCACTCGTCCCCGTGCCTCCTGTTCCCGTCAGCGTCGGCGTGAACGATCCGGGGACGCCAAGCACGGTGCCGTAGGCCAGCACGCACCAGTCGCCGCCCGCGCCGGAGAGGACTGTTTGCGCGGCGATCACCATCGTCGAGCCGTTGCCGAACGTCATCGCGCCGCCGTTGTCGGTGCCGACCATCATCAAGACCAGCTCGTCGTCCTTGACGGGCGTCATCGCGTCCCCCGCGCATCCGTTCGCCCCGGTCGGGATCGGGTCCAGGTAGTTGTCGTCGTTGTCGTCGATCGTGAAGCCACCGCCCAGCCCGAGCGCGTACGCGAACTCCGCGATCACCACGGCGTCGAAGCTGCCGGTGTCGAACGTGCTGACGGTGTTCGCGCCGCTTGTTGGTGCAACGCCTCCCCACAGGCTCAACTTCTGCTGGTTCGTCGTCAGGAACGCAGGTCGGAGCGCGCTGTAGACGGTGCCGCGCGAATCCGTCGGCGCGGGGATCGTCGGGTTGGTCGCACCGTCGACCTCGAGCGCGACAGCAAGGAACGAGCCCGCCGCGACGTTCGAGTCGAACGCCAGCGTGCCCGCGCCGATCTGCGCCTTCGACTGGGTCAACGACCAGTTGGTCGGCATCAGTGCCCGAAGCTGCCGACGAGCCGCCTAGCCCTTAGCCCGTCAGGACCCAGGACGGCGTGACCTTGATCACGTCGTTCGTGTTGATCTGCACCGCGGTCGTGTCGTCGAAGTTCGCGCCGAACCAGACGACGCCCGCCTGGGCGGTCGCGCCCGAGCAGATGATGAAGCCGTTCGCGGTGCCCCACTGCGCGGTCGCGGTCGCGAACGTCACCTGCGCCGCCGCCGAGCCTCGGCCCGACTGGGTGGTGCCGACCGTGCCCCACGAGGAGCTCGAGATCGTCTGGCGGACGTACGCGCCGGTCGCGGCGAACTCCGACCATGACGCGATCACCGCGGCCGAGGTGCCGACCGTGGAGGCGGTGAAGGCCGAGAACAGTCCGAGCCAGGTGTTCGCCGGCCCCGTGGCGCCCTTCGGGTAGCCAGCGTAGATCAGGTCCAATCCTTCGTTCGGGAAGATCTCAGCCATCTCAGCGCCTCCTCAGGCGACGGGGTACAGGTTCGGTGGGGCCGCCCCTTCGACGCGGCAGCGGAAGCAGAACCAGCGGTCCTTCGTCAGGAACAGGATCGAGCGCGTGTTGCCGCAGTGGGCGCAAACGGTGACCATCGAGATCAGCTCGCCGCGCTCGTCGAGCAGTGGCGCGTCCGGGTGCCCCTGGATCTCCAGGACGCTAGACACCGGCGGGCTCCTGCTCCTCGACGGGCATGAACATGTGTCGGAACCGCTCGTCCATCGTCGTGAACTCGGTCAGCGCGCCCCAGCGGCCCTCGTGGAACATCGGCCGCACGTTGAAGATCCCGAGGTGGCCGATCGTCACGTCGGAGGTCGCGAAGATCCGGAAGTTGTGGTGCTTGCGGATCCGGGTGCAGAAGGTGACGTCCTCGTTGAGAACCACCTGCCGGCCCTTCCAGTCCATCGTCGAGAACCACCAGGGGTCCTCGACCTCGTCGATCACATGGCGCCGGATCAGCATCCCGGCGCTGCCGGCCGCGTCGACCTCGAACACGCCCGTCTCGGGGACGTTCTCCCACTTGATCGGGTCGAACAGCGGGTTGCCGTCCTCGTCGAACGCCTCGAGCTCATCGAAGAGGACGAGAGACCAGGGCGGGTTCCGCTTCACGCAGAGCGGCACCAGCACGTCGATCTCGGGATGCTCGTCCATGACCCCGAGCATCCGCATCAGCGTGTCGCCCGGCCAGACGTGATCGTCGCCCATGATCCACAGCCAGCGGTCCTCAGGGCGAACCTGGCGGAAGATCTGGTTCAGGTTCTCGGTCACCGACGCGGAGCACATCGCCGACAGATAGGTGTTCGGCGGCTGCTGCGTCCCGCACAGCGAGACCGTGAACAGCACGAAGCGCCCCACCTCGCTGGTCGGGAGCGCGATCGTGCCAGGGGACTCGCTCAGGAGCTCCACGGTCGCGCCTATCGGCCGTCTCGACGACGCGCGCCCAGACGTGAAGGATCCAGCGTCCGTCGCGCATCGTGTCGACGTGCTGGAGGTAGACCGGCACCTCGTTGACGTGCGTCATCCCGCCCGAGAGGAGCTCGCGTGCGAGCCCCTCCGAGCAGGCGAACTCCTGGTAGCCGATGTACTCCAGCCGCTCGACAGGCGGCCAGTCCACTACCCCGAGCTCGAGGACTTGCTGGCCGTCTTCGCAGCGGCCGGCGCTGCGGCACCCTCGGCGGGGCCGACGACGCTCGGATCCGGAACGGCCTCGTGGTATGCGACCTCGGCCTCCGCGACCGCCTGCCGCTGCGCGTCGAGCGCCTCGGCAACAGCGCCGCTAGCACCCGAGACCGCCTCGGCGAGCTGGTCGTGCGCGTCGTTACGGGCCTTGATCTGCTCGCGTGTGCCGGGCGCGGTGTCGCCCCCGTCGTGCGCGTACTGGTTGACCTCATCCATCAGGAACCTCCGCTTTGTCTTCGACTACGGGGGCACGCAACGCCTTGTCCTGCGCTCGGCGCCGCGCCTTCTCCGTCGGGGCGACATCCGCGTTGTCGCGGAGCTGGAGCTGACCGCCCACGATCTTCAGCTCGACACACACCTGCTCGGGGATCACCGCGCCGATCGGGTAGGCGAGCCTGAGCACGCCCGCGGCGTCCGGCAGCCAGATCTGCTCGGAGGCGATCTGACTGCCGGGCGGAACCGCGACGCCGGCGGGGACGATCACGACCCCTGGCCCGGCGTAGTGCGTGTACCCCTTGCAGGTGCCGTCGGGGGCTCCGCAGACAGGACAGTCCACACCGGTCTAGATACCCGTGACCTTGACGAACGCCGTCGGCCGCTCGACCGCGAATCCGTACCGGCCCTCGGCCAGGATCACGATCATGTTGCGGACGAAGAAGTCCGAGTGGCTGTCGGACGTCAGCACCGAGACTCCGTCGCGGACGTAGAGCACGGCCCGGCGCCAGTCGCCGACGAGCGCGGTGCCCGCGGCGATCGTCTGGTCGAGCACGACCCGCAGTCCCCAGAGCGCGTCCTCGCCGGAGGCGTAGGGCGGCCCGAAGAAGTAGTCGCCGCTCGTCGCCGACTTCGAGAGCCGGATGTCCTGCCAGTCGGCGGGGTTCATCACGATCGCGGTCGGCTCGAAGAACGCCGTCCGCACAACGGTGATCGCCTTGAACACCGCGTCGGCAGCCGAGTCGGTGCCGATCGCCTGCGTGCCGATGCCGGCCGTGTTCAGGACCCCGGCCAGGTTCGGGGCGATCCCGTCGCCGTTGATCATCTGGGTGTTGACGCGGCGCAGGACGCCGTCGACGAGCTCGTCGTCGATGATCCCGCGGAGCATCGGCATGTCGGCGAGCGCCTGCCGGGTCGCGGGGATCCAGTGAGCGATCGTCCGGATCGGCGTGTTCTCGACCACGAACGTGATGGCCGACTCGGGCTTCGTGCCGGACGTGCCGGTCGTCGCCGTCGCCTCCGCGACCTCGGCCGCGTTGTTCGTCGTCGCCGAGTGGCGGACCCACTCGACCGTGCTGCCGTCCGACACCTCGCGCACCGTCACGAGCTGCGCGATCTGGAGGTTCTGCCGCAGCACCGGCAGGAAGCCGGGCAGACGGATGTTGCGGAGGAGCTGCGTGCCGGGAGCGCCGCCCCCGGTGAGCAGCGTCTTCAGCTCGGTGTTGTCGAGCACCCGGATCGGGGGCAGGTGCGGCCGTGCGCTCTCCGAGCCGGGGTCCCAGCTCGCGCGCATCGCCTTGTACTGCGCGCTCGAGGTGACGCGCTCGCCGGCGCTGATCGACTCGTCGCCGCCGTCCGCCTTGTTCTCGTGGTCGTCCTCGTCGCCGGGGTCGCTGTTGCCGTTCAGCCTCGGCCCGGCCTCCATCTCGACGGCCTTGCGGTAGGCGTCCTCGTTCTTGCCGTGCTCGTCGACCGCCTTCAGGTACGGGTCGTAGAACTCCGCCTTCAGCTTGTCGACGGCCTCGGCCTCGGAACCGGCCTCCTCGACCCGCGCCTTCTCGTCGCTGAACTGCGCCCAGAGCTTCTGGACGTCGGCCTTCGACTCCTCGTAACGCTTCTTGAGCGTCGCGTTCATCGCTTCTCTCCTCCGCTCGGGACCGGGGGTTGGGTGGCGTGTCGCGGAGGGAACCGCCACGCCGGGATCGCCTTGGCTTCTGCTGAGGGGGTTGGCTCCGGCGCCGGCGGGGCCGGCTCGGGCTCAGGGTCGGGCGCCGGCGGATCGGGCTCCGGCGTCGTGGTCGACTTCGTCACCGTGAACGTGTACGAGTCGCTGTTCCCCGACGACGCCCACGTCGCCGGCACGTAGATGCCGTTGAACGTCTCGAAGCCCGACGTGGCCTTCGGCGCCTGGACGAGCCCCGTCTCCTCGTTGATCCCTCGCAGACACGGGCCGACCTCGTGGATCGGGAAGAGCGACTTGAGCTCGCGAATCCTCGAGCCCTTCTCGAACGACTCCTCGGCGTCATCGACGTCGTAGGCGAACGAGAACTGGCGCAGCGCCGGCGGACGCCCTTCCCGCGACTTCATCGCGGTGTAGACCATCCGCGCGTACTCGTGGTCGTCCTCTTCGTCGACGAACAGGCGGCCCTTGACGGTCAGCCCCTTCGACGTCGAGCCCCAGTCGATCGTCTCGCCGATCGGCGGGATCTTCCACTGGTGGAACCAGACCACCGGCGGCGGCGGCTGCTCCTCGATCGCCTTCGTGAACGCGCCCTCATGGACACGGTCACGTACGCGATCGACGTTGCCGAAGACCGAGACCAGCGCCTCGAACTCGCCCTTCGCGCCCGCCGCCTTCACTTCACTCAGCGGAAATGCCTTCGTCTCCATCGGCCGCGCCTATCGGCGGGCCATCCGTCGGGCGTGTCAGGATCCCGCCGTGACCACCGAGCGTCAGGCGCTCGACCGGCTACTCGCCGCTCACCCCGACTGGGATCTCATCCGTGTGAGTTGGATGACGCCCGAGGACCGGATGTTCGTTAGTCCGTGGCTGATCGTCGTCCTTGGGCAACGCTCCGAGGACGGGTCAGAGGCGTGGGCGCACCACCGCTACGCGATCTGGAAGAAGACCGGTGCGATCCACGGCATTCAGGACGACAACTCGGTCACCGACGACCCGTTGCCGATCTAGCTCGCGCTAGGATCGGCCGAGCGGGGATAGCTCAGACGCCAGCTACGATCCGGCACCCAACGGCGCCGAAGGTTGTCCGGGGAGCAGAAGAGCAAGGGGAGCGCCCTAGGTCGCGGCTTGGCAGACCGCTCCCCGCTTCGGCCGCTAGCCAGCGAGCGGCGGCGTTCCGACCGGAGTCGACTCGTTCGACGGGATCCGCCCGTCGAGCGCCACCATGTTGAGCGGCGCGTAGAGCGCGTCGGCGCCACGGTCGTTGACCGGCGGCAGGTTCTCGAACGCGCGCACCTCGTTGCGGGTGATCCAGCCCGCCACCAGCGACTGCGAGTACGCCAGGAAGCGCGACTCCAGGTTGCCCTTCAGCACGTCCGCCATGTCGAACTCGACGAACGTGCCCTCGAAGTCGAAGAAGCGGGAGATGAGCTGCGTCGAGAACACGTCCTCGACCTGGGTCGCCTCCGGCCCGAGCGTGTCCATGTAGAAGCCGCGGTGCGCCTCCTCCACGTTCGAGAACGTCGCCCGATCGAGGATCCCGATCTGCGTCGGGTCGACGTTGTAGGTGGCCGCCACCTCCTCGCGATTCAGCTTGCGGCTCATCACCAGCTCGGCTTCCTGCGCGGTGTGCGTCACCGACTTCAGGTCCGCGCCGCCCTCCAGCAGCATGTTGCCGCCACGCGTGTCAACACCCGTGTTCTGCTGGCGCAGCTTCGCCTCGAGCTCGCTGCGCTGCTGCGGCTGCAACCGGCCCGGCACGACATACGCGGTCGCCGGCCGCATCCCGTTACGGAACGACGAGATCGACGCCCGCTGCGCCGCGTCCTCCAGCGTCAGCGTCCGCGCCAGCGGCTGCAGCGGGCTGATGCCGGCGATCCCATCGATCGAGGCGGCGCGGAAGTGGAGCACCTCGTCGGGCAGCCATGTCTTGCGGACAGCGCCCGTCTCGACCCGGTAGCCGGCGATCGGGGTCGTCTTGCCGCGCAGGATCTTCACCTGCGCCCAGTCGACCGGCCACAGCGCGACCGGCGGAGCTCCCATCTGCTGCGACTGCTCCTGCACCAGCAGCGCGTTGCCGTGCACGAGCTTCTGGATCATCACGAACTCGACCATCGAGTACTGCGAGCCGCCCGGCCACGGCGTCCGCAGCAGCGACGCGAGCGGGTGCTCGCGCAGCCGCTGCCGCGAGCCCGACGCCTCGTCGAGCTCGTACGCCTTCAGCGGCAGCCGCGCCAACGCCTTCGCGATCTTGTTGACGACCGTGTACACCCACGGCTGCGTCCGATAGAGCGTCTCGTAGGCGGTCGCGCCGAGCGTGCCGACCAGATCGATCGTCCGGTCCTCGACGACCTCCACTCCGGAGTAGGCGTTCGTGCCGGCCAGCGGCCACGCCTTCTGGCCCTGCGGCGTCACGTACACCGTCACGGCAACGCCCTCACGATGAACGCCACCTTCGCGAGCGGGATCAGGATCTCGCCCGACAGCTCCTGCTCCGCCTCGCCGAGCAGAGCTCGAGCGTGCGCGAGCGCGAGCGCGTCGTCGTAAACGCCGATCACGACGCCCCGGAAGGTGTGCCCGTCCGAGGTCGTGACGACCGCCGTCTCTCTGGTGAGTCGCCTGAGCGCGCTACCGCGAAACACATCGGCGGCGCCTATCGGAAAGCTCGCCCGCTTGAACACGTCCGCCGCTGCAGGTACACTGCAGGTGTCACGGTTCCCGATTCAAGGAGGTAGGAAGTGAGCACCACGATCCAGCTTGAGGCGCACGCCCCGGACGAGCTGCCGGCGCCGACCGAGAAGGTCCGCTGGCACATCGCCGGCGACTACTGCGGCATCCCTCTCGTCCAGATCGAGGGCGAGCGCGACGACGTCGTCGGCTTCGTCCTCGACCACTGGGGCGAGGACTTCTACGCCTGGGGGCTCGACGAGACCCCCGAGACCGACGAGGCCGTCGACGCCGCCGTCGACGACTTCCTCGCCCAGCACGCCGTGCCGGCACAGCTCCTCGCCGAGGCCGCCCGGCTCGGCGTCGACGTCGAGGTCGAGCGGTTCGACCCGTACTTCCTCGCCAAGATGCTCGCCGAGATCAACGCCGTCCCCGAGGCAGAGCGCGCCGCCGCCGTCCGCGCCGTCAACGACGGCTCCACCCCCGCCGACCGCGCCTCGTACTGATGCCCTGGTATCACGGCACCACCCACAAGCGGTTCAAGCCCGGCCAGATCGTCGTCCCCGGCCGCAAGGTCGGGCAGAACTCCAACTGGTCGGTCTTCTCCGAGAACTACGCCCGCAAGCTGGAGTCCGGACGCGTCATCGCGATGGGCGACGTCGTCTGGATCACCTCCGACCTCGACGAGGCGATCGACTGGGCGCACCACTCGACCCTGAAGGCGCTCCCGTCCGAGATCCGGAAGATGCCGGCCGGCGGGATCGCCGTCTACGAGGTCGAGCCCGTCGAGCTCGACCGGCCCGTCGAGCAGCACTCGCAGGCCGCCGCCGAGGCGATCTGCGCGAAGGCGCGCGTGCTCCGCGAGGTGCACTTCGACCCGTTCCCCCTCGACCTCTGCGACGAGGGCTGCGGAGAGACCGCGACGATCTTCCGCGACGACGAGCAGCTCTGCGCGACCTGCGCCACCTGCCGCATCTGCGGACACGTCCACCTCGACTGGCAGCCGTGCCCCGACCCGAAGGAGGCGCGATGACCCTGCCACCGGAAGCGCGGGCAGGCTTAGAGCGGGCATGGCTGCAGATCCTGCGCGAGCGCCATCCGGACGTGACCTGGCGGATCGCTCGACGCGAGCTCGTGATCGAAACCGAGGACAACGCCGGCCGCCCGATCAACGTCTACCTTCACCCGAACGCCGGCTACCAGATCTACCACGACGGCTGGCGCATCGCGACCCGCAAGACGAAGCGTGGCGCGACCGCCGTCGTCGAGCGCGCGAAGACGCGCGCACAGGACGCCGCGGCTATGCGGGAACCGTGACAAGTCCCTGCCTCTAGCCACGGCCAGAACGGCCCTCGGAAAACGGGGGCCGTTCGCGTTACAGGAACGTGATGTCCGGCGCCACCGCGAGCTCCTCCGAGGTGGCGCGGTCGTACGAGATCACCGCGCCCATCGCCAGGTCGATCTTGCGCTTCGAGGAGCGCGACTCCTTCGTGATGTAGGCGCCGTCGGTCGTCTCCTTCACGATCGCGTTGCCGATGTGTTCCGCCAGCCGCGGGTTGCCGTCATGCGTCAACTGCCGGTTCACCACCGCCGTGAAGAACTTCGAGCAGGCCGCCGACATCCGCTTGCGCTGCGTCGTCTCGTAGCGGACGACAGGCGGCGCCCCCCACCGCTCCTCCCAGTCCTCGATCTCCCGATGCCAGCCGGGCGGGTCGCAGTCGAGCTCGACGACGTACCAGCGGTCGAAGCACTCCTGGATCGTCTCCTCCACCTCGCGCCGCGGCACCACCCACTGCTCGCGCGTGTCCGGCCGCGCCCACTCCTTCACCACGAAGATGTGCGGCACCTCGCCGAGCAGCGTCCCCACCAGCGCCGTCGAGTCGTTGTTGTAGGAGCCGTCGAAGCCGAGCACGATCGACTCGCCGTCGGGGACCTCACGCGTCTCGTCCGCGCACGCCGCCCAGGCGCCCGCTGGCAGCCACGCCGTGCGGCCGGCCGCCCACACACAGCCGTGGAGCTGCAACACGTCCGCGTCCGACAGCTCCGGGTTGTTCGCCTGGCGCTCGAGGTACTCCTCGGTGATCCACGAGGCCGGGTTCGCGAGCTTCATCGCCTTAGTGTCGAACGGGTCCGAGGTCGGCGCCTCGTGGTTGTAGACGAGCATCCGCGCCTCTTCGAGTCGCGCCACCTCCAGGCCCGGCCGCACCTGTAGCGAGGGATCTTTCTTCGCCGCATCGAGGATCTCGCCGAGGATCGACGACTCCCG